AAATACCGTGCATGAAAACATGGCATCTAGAGGTCCATAATCTGGAGTGTTGTATTTCCAGTTCATCGATCGTCCTCCTATGTCATAATTGTAATCTCCATCTACAATAGTGTTATTATTGTCGTATGCTGGTTCTGGCTTATCTAGAACATTTAAATCAACATATTCGTTAATTCCTCCATCGAAAAATCTCACTTCTGTTGATTTTGCCATAAAATGATGTATCTTGTATTTAGTTCCTTCTGAAGTAAGGAAAGCTCCCCATGTCCAAGGCATTACTTGACGACGATAATAGTCAGTATCGAGAAAAACCGATTTTATTTTATATCCTAACATTTGAAAAGCCCAATAAATTGTCCAAAATTTGGATATACTAGGTTTCATGGTTAAGATGTGATAATTTTTATCATTTCTTGCTTCTATATCTAGCGGTCCTGCATACTTCACGGGTGCAAAAACGTAAGGAAGATTCTCGTTTCTTCCATCAAATGCCCAAGAATTTATTATATTCTGTTTAGTGTGATCAAACTCAATTCTTTTTAAGACATCATAAAGAGTTACATCTTTCATATCGATTAGCCAGTCTGCATTATTTCCAAAAGCATTTAACTCATAAGATGTTGGCTTTCCGTTCTTTTTGTATGCACGTTTCGGAATCGCTTTTCCTACGAAAATTTCAATACCTCCAGTTTCAGCGACAAATTTTCTAATGCTTCTGAAATACTTCCCAACAGAAGTATCTTCAACAGAAGTATTATGAAATCCGTTGAGCTTTCTTTGATTATTTAATGTTGCTGGTAATTTGATTGCTAACGACTCTGAACTTTTCTTTTTTTGAAAATCTTGAACATCCTCCAATTGATAATCAAATGAGATTGGAAAATCAGAACTTACATCGAAATCTAATTCCTCACCATCAAGTTTTAGTCTTAAATATTTATTCCCTTCCATTATTTAAAGCTTATGTTTTCGTTGCTCATTTCAAATTTCACCTTAACCAAATACTCATGACGTTTATCCATTTTTTTAAGCGGAAATTTCATATCAGTAATTTTGATAGGAATAAGCTCTTTAATTTCCCTTGCATTAAAGCCATTTGGAAGCATAACTTCTATCCAAGCTAATGGCGTTGTAGCTAGTTCCGAAAGCCAATCCTGATGCTTTTCTTGATAACAATTTGTTTCAACTTCAAAACTCTCGTTAGATGTTATATTTCTTCTGTAAGATCCTCCTGACTTTACAGATAGAGGAAATTTCAATGCTTTCTGCCAACTCTCCGATTTAACCTCTAAATCTTTAGATGATCTGAAAAAATTAGCAGCATCAATCTGACCAAATGAATTGATAAAATGAATTCTTATTTTGTCTTCTACGCAACAACACCCAACACGATTGATTCTGCTTTCTGCAATAATAACATCGTTTTCGTCTTTGACGGTTATTATCCATTCGAGAAGATCATTCCATTCTAATGCAGGAAAATATTCTTTGATATTTGGCAGTCCTTCTGGTATATTATAAACATTCATAATTATTCTGGTTGAGAGGTTCCTGGGATTATTATATGAACAGTAGCATCACTAGTCCCAACATAGTAATCTGTCGTATATCCAAAAGAAATAGCTCCTGAAGCGGATGCGTCATTTTTAATTGAAATAGGAATACATGAAACATCAACTTGACAATCATAAACTCCAATTGGAATATTGACTGCTTGACTTCCAAATTTGTCTACTCCTGGCGCTGTTTGAGAAGTCGCAGAAACACTAGCTCCATAAGGATTTGCAGATACTGATGCTGTTTTACAGTTATCTCCTTTAGTTACTACAGTATTGGCATATCCTACAAAAGCCATATTTTCAACATGAAGTTTAAATGTGGTTTCTCCTAGTGTGGTGTTAACATTTACGTTGGAAATATAAATATTAGCTCCTGCAGCTTTTGAATAAGTCAATATATTAGACTCTACAGTTCCACCACCATAAGAACAAACTGCTTTATATTTTCTAGTCTGTGGTTGCGAAATGCTGTCGCTGAAATATGAATTTGTTGTGCTTCCTATGAAGCTAGTCCATGTCACACCATTGTCAACACTCAAAAGAATTTCAGTATTAGAAATTTGTTCTAAGCCTGTTCTTTCAATCTTGATATCAATTGGACAACTTGTTGAATTACAAATTCTATCTTCAGATGAATTACTATTTAGCCATCTTAAAGAAACAGTTGGTGGCTCGACTTGCTGATTATTCAATCCAATATCAATAAATCCAGGCATTAAAGTCATATTTTCCTCTACTTTGCACGATCCATCAAATGAGAATCTAAAAGTAAATTTATCGTAGGGCAAATCAATTGAGCATGGCGAATCTTTTGATACTTTAATCACTTCATAACCGTTATCTTCTGCTGTATCAGATGTGAAATAGATATTCATGCCTGTAACTCTTGAATCTGTCGTGTTATCCCAACTGAAAGTAAAAGTTTGTTGAGTTTCGTTTTTCCTTACTATTGAATAAGCTAGTCCTGTAATTATCGGACATGGTGTTAGAATTATTTGACAAAACTCAGCAACTGCACCATAAATACTTTTATAGCGAACGCAAATCTTTTGAATTTTCGAATCGGTCAAGATCGGAAAATGCGAACTATCTTTTTTACATAATTGATAGATTTTCGGACGCTTTGTTAACGGAAAACTGTCGTTTTTCCAAACTCCAGTTTTGTAACTAGAAAGTAGCTGTGATACATTTTGATTTTCTTCATGTTGAACTAGAACGTTCACGATAATTATATTTCCAGATCTTGTGCCTTCTCCCGAAATTGCAGGAGATGATGATGTTGCCATAATTGGCGCTTGTTGTTCAGAAATGGTAAATCCTTTAGGGTCTAAAATAGCATTTCTAAACTTTACATAAACGCTTTTAATTGCTTGAGGATATTCCTCAAGTGTTGTTCCGTTAACCTTTGGAATTTGAAACTCCATGAGTTCTTGCATTGCATCTTGAATGTCAAATTCATATTCAGCCGCAACACCATCATCACTTGAGAACTGAGTTTTAGACAAAGTTTTAAAATAAACATCATTCACATAGATATCACAATAAACAACTGGGCAAATTCTATTGACTGCACCAGTAGTTGCTTTGCATTTAAATACAATTGGTCGATACGCAGAATTAAGCGCATTGACAGGCTGATATGATATGGCAGTTATTGGCATTTTTAAATAGTTTCAGATTTTTGTTTAGTAAATTCTTTCTCAAACATTTTATCTGATTCAACAGAAACATAGTTGTCAATGTTTTTTTCAGATTTTTCCCATGCATTGGATATGAAATTCTTTCTTTCTCCAGTCTTAGAAAATCGACTTGAAGCTTTTGTTGGCATTCCTTCCTTCATGTGTTTACGATTAGTAAGGATAGCAGCTTCCATCGCTTGAACTTGGTTTAATCCTCTTAAAAGGAAATATTTAAAAAGCTCATTAACGTGAGATCTACCAAATTGTTTAGGTCTTAAACCTGTCTCCAGATCTTGTGCATAGTCCAAGGCAAAACCAATTAACTCAGTTGATTTGGAACGCTCCACCACTCGAAAGCTCGTGTTAATTGAACGTTCCAAAGCTCCAGTAAGATAATGCCCTTGATCTCTCAACTCATTAACCAAAGCTTTGTTTAGATTTCTTGCTACTTCTACTAAAATTTGACTCATAATGCAGAAAGTATCTTTTTGTCGTTCTCAACTTCAATAATAGTGTCTCTCATCTGCTTCCAATTGGTTAAGATGTTACCGATGCAGATTGGACACGCAGTCAACTCTTTATCTGGCTCGATGAATTCATGCCAAATTTTGAGAAGTTTAACCATCTCCTTATTATCAATCGATTGAACCGCTTTATCAATCAATTCCTCCTCAATAATTAAGGCTCTCACTTCTGTTGGAACTTTAAGAACCAAACTTTTTAGACTATTCATTTTCAAATATGTTTATAGTTTCAACATCGTAATCAGTTATCTCACAACCAGTAAATAATTCAACAGTAAAAGTCAAAGAAACACCTGCGAGTCTATCATTGCCAACATCTGAGTATCGTTCGATTAAATCAACTGATTGACCATCTCGGAATCCTTTGTCCATATTTTCGTCAAGAATACTAATCATAACTCTTCTAAAATCTTTAGCAGCAGTTGACATCGTTTGCCAGATTTGTTCAATAGTTTTTTGAGATAAATTATTGAACGCATTTCGATTTGCGATGCCAGACTCATCATTATACTGTCTATCAAGAAAAAAGATTGTACACTTGAAAATACTCCAATCACTATCGTAGTCTGGAAGTTCAACTGGAGGAAATAAAATGCAAAGAGGATATTTCGGTCCGTTTTTAATTCCTCCCAAAATATCCTTTAAATTTTCTCCAAGATTATTCTTGTTTAACTCAACACCATACTGTGGTGCTGTGACATATCGCTTGATGCTTTTTGACTTTGAAATAAGTTTTTTAAAAACATCATATAGTTCAATTTCTGTCATCTTTACCAAAGGTTTAATTCACATTCTTCTGTCTCGACCAAGCTTTTTTCTTTGATCGGACACCCACAGAACTTGCAGGCTTTCTTTTTTTCTTCCAGAGCTTCACCACGAATTATGTTTAAAAATTTAGTTTCAACCGCAAAAGGACAAGTCTTACAGACCTCAAGTCTTTCCTCAGAAAGTTTTTTAATTTTCTTTGGTGTATAAACTTGAGATCTGAACCAACCTGTTATGATGCGAAATAGTTTCACTAGAATAATGTAAAGAACTTTTGTATTGCTATTCCTATCCCAATAAAGATGATAGCAGCCACAATAAGTACTGCACATCCAATTCCTGTTTCTTTGTTTTTAGTTTTCATTACTGAATTCTATTTCCTGGAATTACTGATTTACCATTTCTCGGCATCGTTAAAGCCGCTTGTGCTTGAAGCTTATTCATCAGCTTAGATCTGATTGGCTCAACCAATGCATTCCAACTTTTTGAAAGTTCATATACCTTCTTTTGAATCTCAATGTATTCTGGAACATACATCTGAAGTTCAGCAGCAGATCTGCTCGACATTCCATTCAAAACAAATGAAATATTATACAGATTAAACTTTTCTTCTAATGCACTTCTACTAATCGACTCAAACGTCTCAATATCACAGTTAAGCTGTGCTAATGAGAAATTTCTAAGGACGTGACCTGCCCAATTACAAACTTCTTTTACATTCTCAATAGGAAAGTTGTTTGCTTCTAGATCTGCTCTAAAAAGCTTTTCAAATGTTTCTGGGTTTAATGCTGTGTTCATAAATTAATATTTAAATAATTTGAAATTGATAACCTCCTTTTAATGCATTCTTAAGTTTCATTTTTCGTTCACCTCTTGGAGTTGACGCGATAACAATTTTGCTTCTTTGTCCAAAATACTCAGATGGCTGAGAATCTCTCCAACCATTCTGTTTAGGTTGTTTAGGTGAAAAATGTCTTTCAAAGTTTTTGAATTCATTAACTACTGAGTTGCTTGTAGACAAGCCAAACAATGACGCTGCAAGTCCTGCGATAAATGCTTTTTTCATATAAATAGATTTAAAAATTGTTCTTTAAAAAACCCGACCGACATATAGCCAGTCGGGTAAAAACTAATAACCATGAAAACTCAAATTTTTATGAGAATCACTAATGCAGTCACAATTTCCTGTAGTTTAACACCGCATTGAGCCTTGTAACGGATTCGAACCGCTGAACATCTGTTTTGCAAACAGCTCCCTTAACCACTCGAGCAACAAGGCAACTTGGGTTCTTCAAGTTTTAATACATCTGCAGTTGTACCAGATGATCAATCTGTTTTCAACTTAAAGAACCACGACTCAACATATAGTTTGCGCACTTTGAGAGATTCGAACTCCCACCAATGGTTTTGGAGACCATTCTGCTACCATTACATACAAAAGTGCAGTTTGCCACTTCTCGCAGTGACCGCGCCCGTGTGAGACTTTAGAGAAAAAAAATGGTACACAATTACAAAAACAGAACTCTAACGCAATCTCACTGTGTCTAACCCAACCGTCGGGTTGCGGTACAAGGTAAATTCCACTGTTTTTGCTCCTAATCCTTAAGCCTTATTCATGCTGTCATAGTATTCAGCGATAAACTCTTCGTGATCTTTTTGCTCTGATGCCCAAAGAAGAATATCATAGGCCTTTGTTTCTTTTATATTTTCAAGATTTGACTTGCCATTCATTTTGTAGAAGATTGTTCCTTTTTCAGCAACAAACGTCATAAATGACAACCAACCCCACTTATCAAAATGCTCTTTTAAATTGGGTCCTTTGCCAACTCCACCGCTTTCAAAGACTGAAAAGTTTTCATATACGAAGTCATTGAACTTTGCAAAAAAAAAGCGACATGTAGAGCAATGTCCATTGGCAAAGACTTCATCAACTGAACTCTTTCAGAGTTTTCCTGCATCCATGCTTCGTTAAAAACTTCATTTTCTTTCTTCAGATAAATTGCACACAAAAACAAAAGTCCTTGCCAATTACTAGCGCTTACTTCTGACATTTGCTTTACAATTTGCTTTGAAGTAATTAATTCATTGAAAGTGATTTTGCTTTCATAGGAAAGTTCTGGCGCTTCGAGATTCCATATCTCATCATTCCAAACAAATTCAGATTCAAGTTCCAGAGATTCTTGTTGCTCATTAATCTGGTGAAAACATGCATAATAAACATTCAACACATCATCAACAGATATCTCATCTTGAACTTCTTGCAATGGGATACCAGAAAAGAATGAGAAATTCATAGAAGCGATTGCAATTGTCATTAACATAACATCAATCTCGTCAGCTTCGATGTCCTCACCATTTTCGTCCTTTTTAAAAACAGATTCTTGGAGTTCTTTAATCTGATCAGAATACATGTTATCAAAGGCAATTCTTTGTCCAAGAGTGAACTCAGACAAAGAACTTGGAAAGTTGTATTCGATATTTTTGTGAAAGAAAACCATTATTTAGCTGCTTTATTTTCGTCGTCCTTAGACTTGTCAGCTTCTTTTTTTTGATCACCAATAACTGCATCAACTGGGACGATAACATTTTCTTGTGCTAATTTGGCTTTAACCGCTGCTTTATTTTCGTCGTCCTTAGACTTGTCAGCAATAGCTTTTTTGATTTTATTTAGAAAATGTCCGTCAATTTTTTGCGTATCAAAATCTTCAACACCTGCCATTTTTGCAACTCCACGAATCTCAATTTCTTGCAAAGATTCCTTTAAGTCGTTGTTTTCTCGATCTAGGAAACTATCGTAGATATGTTGCATTCTCTCTCGCATTGCTGCAACATCATCAACTTCAAATGGTTTTAATTTTCTTTTTTCTGTGTGTGTGACGTCTTTTCCAAAAACCATTTTCAATGGTTGTGGAGTGAAGCCTTCTGCAACATTACTAGGTGTAGCAACTGCACCAGTATGAACACCCAAAGAGTTGATTAATTGATTAAACACACTTGAAAATCGCAAAGTCAATGTAGGATTGTCTTTGTGACGTTCGGAAATCATATCACGGAATTGTTCTAGGTCCGAAATTGATTGATTCATTAGTTCAATGTCCTGCATAAATTTGATTTTTGTGGATTACTTTTGAATTGTAAATGTATGAAAAAAAGTAATATTTAATATTACTTTTTGATTATAAAAAATCAAGCATTCCTAACGATGCAGTACGACTCGACCAACTTGAAACTTTAGATCCTGCGTTGTCGTTGAAGTCAAACCATTTTCTCATCATGAAAGCATCGAGAATGTCGGGAGATTCGCCGCCAAGATAGTTCTTCATTTCCTCTTTTGGAATAACGGAAAGTTTTCCATCTTTATCAACATTATTGCGTTTAATGGCTTTTCGTTCCCATAGTAGACGCTCTTTGAAAGTCATTTTTTCATCGTATCGTTTGTTCGCGATCTCTGGAGGAATGTAATAATCGCCGCGCGCAACCGCATCTCCAGAATGGAAATAACATTGGGATTTTAAATGGTTGAAGTTTTCTTTTTCTCCAGTCTCATTGTTCGGCAAAACCGTTCCGTTATTTTTGAATTCGTTAGCTCCATTAATGAAACCATCGACGAACTGACCAACTCCATCGTTATCAAAAAGAATGTTAGAATATGGAACATCATAGGCATAAGCGTACTCTTTGATTTTATCGATAACTTCATTCCCTTTCGATTTTGACATCACGAAGAAATCAATAATTCGATTACCGGACCACACCAAAATAATGAACTTATCAGAACCTTTTAATGCAATATCGGTTGTGATGTAGCGTTCACCTTCCTGAACATAAGAGTTCGTGAAAATATCGTTAAACTTGATGAAATCATAGATGTCATTTCCTTTGGTTGAAATCTTCCAGTTACCACCAAGAAGTCGAAGCTTTTCATCTTCTGATAACAAGTTCAAGTTTCCAAGATAGCCAGGGTTGATTTTTAAAAGTTCTTTGTTGTCGTAAATAGATCCACCGATGAAAGTAAATGACTTAATGTAGTCAGCAGGTGCAACCATACCTCCAGAAGCTTCGATTTGTAAGTCAATAAATTTTCTACACTTTTGATAAACCTCATCTGGAGTGTCTCCCCAAACAAAATTATCATTTTCAGAAGCAAAATATCTAACAACACCTTGGCGCTCTGGGATTGGATAACCGTAATTCGGATGTTTTGGATCTTGCTCAATATACCATTCGATCAGGTCAGCAACCCAAGAATCTGGATCGGGATTACAAGTCGCTCGAATGTATGGCTTGACTCCACAAGTAGAACGGTTACGAGAAAGCATGTAGAGAAACATCGACTTTGAAAAGTGAGTTAACTCATCAAACATGATTAAAGGAATCTCAGAACCCTGCCAGTCGTATTTGTTTGACTCATGCTCCATGTGTGAAAACTTCACTTTTGAACCTGATTCGAATCTCCACTCCAAAGTCACTTCCTTTGGTTTTGCTTTGTGGATTTTTCGATATAGTTTTCCAGATGCATCCCAAAGACCTCCTTCAGTTCTGATCATCGGAGTAGTTCTACGAAAACACACGGCTCCAAATCCTTTGACATTAATGTGTCGTATAGGTTCTAGAAGTAACGAAAATGTTTTTCCAACTCCTGCAGCACCTCCACCAACAACAATATCTGCACACGAAGAAAGGGCTTTCATTTGATAGCCTTCTTGCGGTTTGATATATTCGACTGCTGGTGACAATTATATAAATTTTACAAAATTTTGTATATAAAAATAATAGAAAATTGTAGTAGATTTGTCGTGTCGGGGCGTGAAACCGCTGACACCCCATCAAATCATTTTGGTGGCCTAGGCATGAAATACTTCATGCCTATTTTTATCTATTGTTGTCTGGTAATTGGAAAACTGAAACTTGATTAATAGTCGTATCTCCACCCATGCTAACTGGATTCTCTGGATCGTTAGATAGCTGAACTTTTTTGATAGGATAAAGATTTTCAAGCTTCGAAAGTTCCTTCTTGTAAGATAGAATGGTTCTAAGACCTAAAGGTGTTTTCTTGAACTTCTCATCCATGCCACGAATATCTTGCTGGAGTTCAGCAATTCTCGCATCACGACGTTGTTCAATTGTTATCTCTGCATCTTTTCTCCATCGACGATAAGCTTCACCAACATAACGCTTCATTTGTCGGCGGCCAATGCCCCAATTCATGATTTGTTTTTCGATTAGATAATCTTGAACACCATCAATTATCCAGCCTTGAATCGTGAAAATTCGTTTTTCCTTTTCAATTTTTGAAGATCGTTCACTCATTTGGATACATTCGTTTTATGACCTCAATATGCCTTTTGAGTTCATAAATACGGTCTCGGAGTTTAATCGCTTCGCGTTCTCGCATAATACGTATTTCCTCTGAACTTTCTTTGATGGGATCATCGTAGGCATGTAGAGCATCTTCGTTAATACTTTTTTCGTTTTCAAAATATTTGATGATTTGATCTCTCATATCAATTAGGATTTGATAGTTTGTCGCGCTCATTTAGGAAATCATTAATTGTTAACGTACCATTTTCATGAGCAAAATTAACGTTAATTCCCCTTTTCTCGCAATAGTTTAAATAGCGAATTATGTCACCTTGAACATACACAGGCTCCAGCTCTGTGAATCTTCCTTTGCGTCCAGTGTGTTCTGCTGCGATTAAAGCTGTACCCGAACCAAGAAACCAATCAATTATGATGTCGCCATAGTTTGTTGTGTCTAAAATCGAATCAGCAATCATCACCACTGGCTTAGGTGTTGGATGATTTTTTAATTCAAATCTATCTGGATTAGATCTTGAGGTTGCACTTGGATATTTCCAGACATTGGATCTGATTCGGTCCTTAAGTTCTAAATGAGATAAATGCTTTGCACCAGCGCCATTTTTGAAAATATAACACCACTCGTTATTGTCTTTGTAGAACTCGCCGCCTTCGTCGATTAAATCTTTATTCCAAAGTGCTTTGGCTTTTTCATCTGAGAAAATAAAACAAAGCTCATGCTGTGCACGATAGAAAGAACCGTTAGCAATCAAGTCTTTTGCCCAAACACAAATCTGTTTTGGTTGTGGATCTCCATAAACTCTTCGAGCTGCTTCTGTCATATGCCATGCGTGTCTGAAATCCATAAAAATATAATGAATTGCACCAGGGACCGAGTTATCAACAGAAGTCTGCATAATCTCAGCAAGAAACAACATAAATTCGTCGTCAGACATTTCTCCTGCTCCCTCTTGAAAATCTTTGTGTCGTTTTTTTCCGTTGTTAGAAAAGAAATTTGCAGGTAGGTTGTAAGGTGGATCGCAATTTACTACTCTAGCTTTTTCGCCTTGCATTAATTCTGCAACACGTTCTGAATCTTTGAAAGAACCACAAAGAAGGCGGTGCTCATTTAGTTGAAAAATATCTCCTTCTTTGACAATACAGTCTTTGTCCAAAACATAGACATCGTCTTCCTCCGCTGATTCGACATCAAATAAATCAAACTTTTGTTCGAATCTTTCCATTGAGAAGTCGGGAATTAAAATCTGCTCTCGCAATGTTGGAACGTCAAGATTGAATTTTTGAACAAAGTCAAATAAACCTTGCTGGGTGATTTTGGCATAAGCTGAAGAATAAACTAAAACAAGTTCGGCCGCTTCTTCCTTGCTTTCACAATCAATAAAAGTTGCAGGTAATGTGTCTGGAATCTCAACTCCCAAAGTCTCAAGATGAGCTAAATCTAAATATCGATGTTTCCCATCAAGACAGAAAATCTTTCCATCACACTCCCAAACTTTGAAAGGATCTGCAAATTGATATTTTAGTAAGGAATTAATAAGTTTTTCATTTCCTCCTTCAATCCATTCTTTAAAGTTTTCGTCTTGGATAAAGTCGAGTTCTCTCCAGTGGATCTGGTCAAGCTTCAAAATTCTGCTTTTTATCTCTGCATTTTCTGTCATAGTGGTCGTCATTGTATGACACAAAGATAGGGAAAAGTAATATTAAATATTACTTTTATACATCGTTGCCCTTGTCTTTTTATTGGTTAGAGATGAAAACAGTGTTAGTACCAGTAGCACTATAATTTGGACATTTCATACTACTGCCTTTTCTCACAATATGAAAACCGCTAGGAATTGGTGAATTATAGCATATTTCCATGTTATTTTTCGGTAAATTTATTCGAAAAGAATTAGTAGCGGTTGTTCCATAAGAATTGCAACTTGAAGTTCTTTCTACATTTGTTAGAACGAATCCGTTGGGAACTTTAGATTGTGAACACACCAATAGGTTATCAGATGGCTGAGAAACTCGATCGAAGTTTGGCGCTGGAGAAGATGAATAACGACAGTTACTACTATGTCCTTGGAATATTATAACATAACCTTCTGGAATTTTATCGCCTGCACACACATCAATTGTCTGCATTGAGGTATTGCTTGTTCCTATTGGTTGATGTGCGCCTTCAAGTATTTTACTCAATGTAGATTTTTCTTGACCATAGTGATTCATTGATGCGACTACGCATAAAAAAATAATTGTTTTCATGATATATAGTTTTTATTTTCCACTAAATTACAAAAAAAAGAGTAACAAAATTGCTACTCTTATGCGGTTAAATGTGGGTTACAAATTTTTTACTTCTTTGGCTTTTTCTAAAATGTGATTTTTCAAAAGCTCTAAATCTTCATCTGTAAACTTGTTGCCATTCTCATTTTTAATTTTTGAATACACAGCAGAAAGCGATGGCTTTATAATTTGCGCTATTTTCTTCGGTTGGATGCCGAACGATTCTATAATAAAAATAGCTTTTTCGTGTGTTGTCATGTTAATTTAGATTTGAGTGTTCATTTTCGTCTGAGTTTTTATCCTCCCAAACTAAATAATCTTTATACCAATTCCAAGCTTCATCTAAAAAGCTTTCTATTGAAGTTTCTAAATTAACAGCTTCTATATTATTTTGCACCAAAACAAACTCAAAAGATTCATCAAAATATTGAAAAGTTTTACGAGGCTTATTTCTTGTTTCATTATTTAAAAGTCCCATAACATCATCTTCTGCAATAATAAGAATTAGTGATAAATAAGGCGGTGAATAAATAAATGTAAATCTGTCTAATGGTGCGGTTGGTTCTTCTGCAAGTAAAAACTTTGGCATTTTAATTTCTTTCATATCTTTGTCTCGAATTTTTAAACATTATATGTTTAGATTTTTATTACAATTAAGCCCCAATTAAGGGGCTTTTTTATTTTAAAGACTATCAATCCATTCTTGAACTTCATCTTCGATTTTGTATTCAATAAGATTATAAAGTGCTAATTGCTTTTCGTCATAATCTTCTAAATCCATTGCATCATCAAAGTCAGGCATATTAGCTGTCACAGCGTGAAACTCTTTATATTCACCTTCGTAGCAAAGTTCTACTGTTATTTTTTTGTGACCATAACCTGCTGTAATTTGACTTGCGTGGTTTAATTCGATTTCTTGGCTGTTGAAGTTAATTGCTTTCATAATGTAAATTTTTAAATTGTTATTTGTTTGATTTTTATTACGATGTAAAGATATAACCTTTTTTAATATCGTGCAAATATTTACACGATTATTTTTCATTTATTTATAACTTACTGAAAATCAATACAATTATTTTTAGTCTAATATTGTAAACCAAAAGAATTATGGTTTTCCGTAAAAAAACAGAGTCTCATTGATAAGACTCTGTCACTTCATTTAGATCCCTTTCGATTTCCAGATAGTTATCTGCAGTGTATCTTAAGATTCTCCACCCAAGAATAGTTGCTAGGTTATATTTTACAACATCTTTTTTATATCCTGACAAAGTCGTGTGTCCTGACTTCTCTGAGAATATCCCTTCGTATTCAATAGCGATTTTAAATTTTGGAATTGCCCAATCAAATCGGAAGTTTCGATCTTGACTAAATTTCAACTCCTCCACAAATTTTAGTCCGGACCTCTCCAGAACCGAAATGATGTGAAGTTTGTATTTGCCAACTTCCTTTGGAATTTGAACGCGGTTCTTAGCATCTGGAGTAATGACTACGTTTTTAATTTTGCCTTCCTTTTGCAGTTTCTCAAGTAAAGATTTATTCCAAGTCATCCAGATGTTTATAAGGTTCGTTTTTTAGAAACAATTCAAGCTTTTTCTTTGCGATAGCTTCAGATTTGCCTTTCATTTCGACACTTGATTTTAAAGGCTTAGTAGTTCTACATTTTGCAACCCAAACACCATTAAAAACTTTTATTGCAGTGATTCCCGAAAACTCAATTTTTAATTCTTCGCTCATATTTTTTCATTAGTAGATTCCATTATTATCTAAATCTTGAATGGTCGCAATTGCAACAGCAGCTACTTCAATCAATTCTTTTCTGTACTTTTTTAATGCATTGTCTTTATCTAACTGATCAGTTTTAAAGTAAATATCAAGACTTTCCTTTGCAGCCTCTCCAACTTCTTCAACTAAGATAGTATTCCATAAAAATGGATGTTGATTTCTTGCAGTCCCAAACTTATCATTCTGTCTTTTTCTCTCATTTAGAACATCTTCAATAATTTTATAATGCTCTTGATATAATTCATGATTCATAATTACTTTTTTAGTGGTTTAATATTTACTGTTTTTGTTTCTCCATCCATGCTGACATGGAACTTCGACGAATCAAGCTTCCAGCCTTCGACCTTCCACTCCGAGAACTTATATTTTGTTTTTTGTTTCATGTTAAAAAATTTTAGATAGGACTTAAGATGTCATCACTTGCGCAGCGACTCTCCACGAAGCTCGATTACATTGAACATTTCAAAGATTCGATCATAGACTCTCTCTCCGTATTTGTCTGCGATTGCTTCCATTGTTGACTCGAAAGTAAGTCCAGAGTAATTCAAACTGACAAAAGTTGTGCATTTTGTGGCATATCTTTCCTCAAAAATATCCTTGAAAACTTCTAGCTTTCCGTAGTTGCTTCCTGTTTTTTCGGTCATGATATCGTCGTAATACTTTCGGCCTTGTCTGTGAGTTTTCCAAAAAGCTTCTTTTTCGTCGCCATCAGAAAGTCTTTCAAATGTTTTGACAACAGAATTCGCAGTGAAATAACCAAAATTCAAAGCATACCTAGCGAGTGGATGCCATGCTGCAGTTCGGTCGTGTACAAAAATTGGATTTGAAAAAGCGAACTTGAAAATCTTGTCAAAAGTTTCCATTACTGCGGTCTTTCCAGTTCCGTATGATCCAATGATCATCAAACCTTTTTCGAGGCTTGGAATAGACTTTTGATTTAGCAAAGGACTTTTCAAAAAGCTTTTTCTTTTGGCGAAATATGCACAAATCGTTTTTGCGAACTTTCTGGATTCAAAATCATTAGCAGACTCATCGAATTCTTTCCCGTGAATAGCTTTGAAACCTTCTTTGAAAACGAAATACAAACTTTCAGGATCCATCAAATCAAGTGGAGGAATTTCAACCTCTGGCTGTTTTACTTTTGCATCAGCTTTGATTTTTTCGGTTTGCTCCTCGTATTTTTTCAGCTCCTCAGCGTATTTTTTTGCGACTTCATGCTCTGGATTTGTTTTGATCAACAGATTAATTAAATCCGATTTTCTTGGAGGAATAGCTTTATCTGCGTTTTGCTTGTTGGAGATTATTTCCATGATTAATTTTTTGAGGTTTAACGACTTTTTTCTGAGCATTGGTTTTTAACCAGAATTCGAAATTTTTAGAAAGATCTCTTTCGTTTGTCCAGTTGTTTTCCTGGTGCCTGAATTTAAACTCGACAAATTCTTTGATGCATTCACGCATTCGCTCTTTGTCTACGTGAAACATCATGCACCATTGTTCGATCACAATAGATCTGGAAAGTAGAAGTAGTTGAGTTGAAGTTGGAGATGATGAAAAATTCTTATCTACTTCTTCTTTACTTTCCTTTACTTTACTTTCCTTTACTTTACTTTCCTTTACTTTACTTTGTGTACTTTTTCCCGAACTTATAGGTGTTGATTCTGAATTATCCGTTATTTCTTCCGAATTAATTCCTATTTCTTCCGAATTAATAAGATTAAAGAGTTTTATTTCAGACTTTCTTTTAGCTTGACGACAGATAGATTCGTAACGTTCTTGGATTCCTCGTGACGTCAAAACACCACTTTCTTTGTATAACTTTCCCGAGAAAAGATCAATTTTTAAGCAGCTATTAATCACTTCAATAATATACGCCTCCTCATACCCCGTTGTCTCAGAAATAATGAAGGGCAACTCGTTATCCCACTTAATGAAATACCCATTTTCATAGATATGACATAGCAGGCAAGCATACACCGAAATTGATTTACCACCCTGATATTTGATCAATTTTCTAATTTTGATGTCACTAAAAAAAGTAACATCAAAGGGAAAATAATCCAGACCTTGTTTAATTTTTCGCGCCATAATTCAGATTTAATTATTCTTTGCCACGAAGGGCATAACAACACATTATTATAAAAATTGCTACAGCAAGAGCTGTGTTTTCATGATTCTCAATTTTAGTAAAAAACGTTTCCATAACTGACTATTTAAATACATTCATGATGTTATCAATCACACTAACTGGAACAATGTCCTCAGCTCCAGTAACTGCATCAGCAATCTGTTTTTTCTCCATGATGAGATCATATAACCATTGGTCTAACGTATCCTCACCTAACAATGAAGTACATCTTACAGACGATTTTTGACCTAATCTGTGACATCTGTCCTCACATTGTTCCAAGTCTGCAAAATGCCACGGTAACTCAAGGAAAAGAACCTCAGAACTAGCCGTTAGAGTTAAGCCGACGCCAGCGGCTTTGTGAGAACCGATGATAATATTTGTTTTTGGGTTATTCTGAAAAGCATCCACAGAAGCTTGCTTTTGAGTTTCATTTTCTGAACCAGTCACACGAACTGCTTGAGGATAGATTTTGCACAACTCATCAACGATGATTTTATGTCGACAGAAGATCACAATCTTTTCTCCAGAATCCAAAATTTCATCGATATACTCTTGAGCTGCTTCAATTTTTCCTTTGGCAGATAATTGAAGCAAAAGAGTGATTTTAACGATAACCTCAGACTTAAGCTTTTTGTTAATCTCCTTATCTGTGAAGTCGTTTTGCTTCAAGAAATTTCTAAAATCGTTTTGAGCTTTAGAATATTCCTCAGCATTTGAGATCTGACAAAAAATGGTTTGTCTCATTTTCGATGGAAGATCTTTAAGAACTTCGTGCTTTTCGCGTCTGAAAAAACAATTTTTGTTTAGTAAGAAATTCAACTCTTTTAAATTTGAAGCTCCAGAACCACCTTCGCAATATCTAGCCTTAAAACCTTGCGGACCGCCGAATCTATTAAGACGTGAAATGATAGCCAATTGAGCATATAAATCAATTGGTTTGTTAACCACGGGAGTTCCTGTCAATCCAATGATGTAATTTTTACCTCGAGTAATTCTCAGCGCTATTTTAGTACGTTGAGATGTTTCGTTTTTCAGCTTGTGGATCTCGTCAATGATTACCGATTTAAATAAATCAACTCTTGGGTCCATTTCAATATCAGCCGCAGTCTTTAAATCTTTTGGATACTTCTTAACAAAGTACTTTCTCAAGCTTTCATAATTCACGATAAATACATCTGCTTCTCCGATGTCGTGATAAACATGCCATGAGCTTCGTATCTTATCATTTAGAATGATTGCTTTGCGTCCAGTCCATTGTTCAAACTCTCGCATCCAGTTAATTTTCAAAGCAGATGGACAAATAACCAGGCATGGAAATGATTGTTCTCCTTGCAGATCTGCTGCTTCAACAGTTGCCACCGATTGTAAAGTTTTTCCAAGTCCGGGCATGTCACCATTGATATACTTTTTTAGCTCAAGACCTCTAGCAACACCTTTCGATTGATATGCTCTCATTTCTCCTTTGAGCAATGGCACTTGAATTTCTAGTTCTGGTAATTCTGGAATAACGTCAATTTGCTCTGGAAGCTGCTCTCCAATTTTGATATGTTGAGCGCGGCACTTTTTACCAAGTTCATAGACTTCACGCATGAACTTAATTGGCACCACCCAAACCTTTTTCTCGTAATTAAATCTAGCCACAGAAACGAGCTTTCTCCAAGTTATTGAGGTATTATCTTTAGATTCTTGGAAAGGTTCTCCTAACTGCTCCAAAAGTTCTTTTGTGACCATTGAAGTACCAACTTCTGCTGGCTTAGAAATGTAAGCTCCAGAAAAAATATTAGTTTTCCACTCAATAACAGAACAGATGCTCTTCACTGACTTTGTTTGGAATTCTTTGAATCTTCCAAAATCAGTTTTGATGTGAAACTCATTTTTAAATTCTACTACTTGCATGATGCCTTTTTTAATTCGTTATCAATAGTCATCACCGCTTTAGCTTCCAGTAGATTGTACGTTGCGATATCTTGATGCCATTTATCGTAGAGTTCTTGTTTTTTGCACTCTGGAGTTCTTGGACAAGATTTTGTTCTATTAATCTTTCCTTGGGTGATTTTGGTAAGTTCCTTCATACCTCTAGCAATCGCCTCTTGATCTTTTAATGTGTACTCTAAATTCATTTTACCAATGGTTTTTAAGGATTGAGAAATTGTCTGTAAGATTTTTTCTGAAATACTTTTGTTTCTGTCTGACTTTGTAGTTGTTGACAACTTTTGATATAATCTTGAATAGCTTCATTTTGAACTTGTTTTTTGTAGATTTCAATCAATTCTAGAGCTCCAAGAGTTGACTTGCATTTACCACTACCGTCGCAAAAGATGAAATCTTTTATTTCCTGTTTTAGGAGCTCCAGAAGTTGAATGTCATTCATAATTAATCTTCGTTTTGAACCATCTTTAAACCACAACTAGAACACAAATCACCTTCCTTCCACATCAATGGATATCCGAACTCTTGAATTGCAATTGCATCTGTTTTTTTGCACATACGACAAACTTTATCGTTTGAAACATTCTCAGCCAATTTTTCACGTTCAGAAATTTCTTTTTCTAGATCCTCAATTCTAGCATCAGAACGCTTAATTCTTTTCGCTGCAACTTCATCCTGTTCAATGGTGTATAACTCAATTTCTTTTGGGAATAAGCCTTTCACATATTCGTACATTGCTTTAGTTGTTGTGTTTTTTTGATAATCTAAAGTTGATGTTGATTGCAGATTAAACACAATAAATGCTCTCATAATCATAAACTCCTTCTCAGCTAGTACTGGGATATTTCTAAACGTCATGAAAGACTCTCCACTATCATTAAACATCATGTTAATTTCAAATTTGTCTCTCATCCATTGTCTAAATTGAGAACTTCCTTTTTCATACATTGCAACAAATAGAGCTGCTGTTTCATCAAGAAGTAACGGTCTCGCTGGAATTAAATCCTTTTCTGTATTATCAATAACATCAGAATTGATTCTTTGCATTATCTTTTCGCGGTCCAGTTCCAGAGCTCGTGAAGCTCTTTCTTTGATATTTAGGATTTCAAGCTTTAGATCAGAATTAGGATCTTTGTTTGGAGAAGCTTCTCCAACTGCAGATGATGTTTTTAATCTAATAAAATCAAACTTCCATCTCCTTAAATCAAAAGCTTCAATTGCCCCTTCAGTAATTGACGTTGTTCTAGAATATTCGTTCCAATCCTTTAAAACATTTTTACCGTTGTCCTCAGCTATTTCTATCCATTTTTTAGTATCATCATCAACATAACTGGTAATAAAAAACATTCCTGGATTCCGATCAATCATATTTAAAAGATCAATTCTCTTGAACTCATCCGTTTTTTTATCAAAACAAGATTTATCAAAACAAATATTTTCTTGATACTCTGGAAATAGGTTTGGATTGGCAAATGATGACTTTGGGCAAAGAGAACATTTTCCGGCCTCCGGCACTAAAAGATGATCATTGATATTGAAAAGAGCATCATCGAGAGATAACTCAGAATCCTCTAATTCAGACTTTAATTCTTTCACAGTTCCATAACCTGGGTCCCAATTACTTTTAGAATCTTCGAAAGCTACTTTTTGTCTTTCTTCAGATACACGAGCTAATAAAACCGCATGACCAATTCCAAATTCTCCCTTCAAAAAATCCTCTTTAAGTTCTGGAATTAGATCATTTAGCTTTAATCTTTGAGTTACAAATGATGTGTTTTTTGCCACCTTTGCCGCGATATCTTCAACCGTATATTTGCCCGATTCAATCATTCTATTGAAAACAATAGCCTCATCCATTGGATGAACGTCTTTTCTTTCAAGATTTTCGATGATCTGAAGCTCGAAAACTTCATCATCATTTAGTTCTCTAATGGAAGCAGGAATCGTTTCCATGCCTGCCAGAACTGATGCTCTGAATCGTCTTTCCCCACAAACGATTTCATGAACACCATCAACGTTAGCCTCACTTTCTGGGTGAGGTCTAACGATTATAGCTTGCAGAACACCATGTTCTTTGATGCTTAGCGAAAGCTCTCTAAGAGCTTCTGTGTCGAATTCTGTTCTTGGATTAGTTGGACTTGGAACTAATTTCAGAAGTTCTATTTCTTTAAATTCACTCATTGCTTTTGAATTTGTTATTGTATAATTTGTTTATTTGACGGTTGCAGGATTGACGTGTTTTGTAAGATTTTTTTACTTCGCCATTGACCAGAAATTCATAATGCTTTTTTCCTATATGATGGATATTTGTCATTAATCCGATCTGGTCAAGTTGTCCTGCCATTTTTCGATATTTAGTTAATCGATTTTCTTTTTCTGATGACATAATCAGGGTGTGGACATTGTTGCTGATAATCTTCCACAACTATTGAAAGTCTTCGCTTTCTGATTGTTGGAATGTAGTATGCATTGCTGCTCCTTGTCAAGTCAGAAATTATAGCGTTATCCTCAACAACACCTAGATGAAATCTAGTGCTTACATCCTCGCTTTTTAATTCTGATACTCTAGCTTTTGGTTCTTTAATCGTTGTGGCAACATTTACCTTCGTTACTTTTTTCTGCCATGCTACGATGTCACCAATTTCAATTTCTGCATCTTTGATTGGAATGATGTCAAATTCACTTTCGAGATCCTCAACAAACTCAACCGACGTTTTAATACCAGTTCTTTTCAAAACATAAGACAGACATGTGTCTTTTTTGTTGATCGTCGTTTCAAATAACTTATTCCTCATCATCGTCAGTAGCATTATTTGTTGGCATTGTGAAAGCTTCTACATTATCATCATCGTCTCCAAAATCAAGAGTTCCTACTGCAGTTCGCGGCGCTTGTTTTCCATCCATGTACTCTTGAACTTCGTTAAGAAGATGATCAACATCTTCTCTTAAAAAATTGTCGAATTTGTAACCTTCAGACTTATCTTCATAAAGCTTCTGTGATGGTGTAGAGAAACTAATCGATTTATCGTTTGATAAAACTTTATATCCTGTAATCACGATGCTCTTTGCATCTTCAGAACCACTCAAAGCAAATTCTGTAACTGTATATTTTTGCTCAATATCTTCTGGAAGTTCCAAACTGTTTTCGATGATTCCTTTAACCTTGTCAGTTGGAAGTTCTTCAGTTAGCAAAATGAAGTGTGGAATTAACCTAGAAAATGCATATCTCAAATCATCATGAATTGGCGCCATTGACTGCGTTTTATTTTTAGCCGAAATACCATCAGCTTCTAGATTGTACTCATAAGCTAGGAAGATATGACTTCGTATTCCTGCTTTTCGGATTTCTATACTCATATTTAAAAAGGTGTTTTGTTAAAATTTATATTCATTCCGTTGACCGCGGCCATTACGTTTTTTCCAGTTACTTTTTTTACATTTTTTGCGAAGTTTTCCTCGTGAGAATTGCTATCTGATAAGTGGATTAAAACAATATTATTTACCTGGCTCAAGTCGTTAGCTTCTAAAAATTCTTTACAAGTCTCCAAACTCATGTGTGAATTATAGATCCTGTCTCTCAAGAATTTTCTGCTGCTCAGTTTTTCGTTAATAATTTCTGTGTCATAATTAGCTTCGATGATGATGTTGTTCAATCCTTTGAAAGTAAATCCAGAATAAACAGTATCAGTCAAAAAAAGCGTTACACCACACTCTTGATGATAGATTAAGAACCCACAAGGCTCTTCAACATCGTGGATCGTTGGAAAAGAAATCACTTGAAAATTTCCAATCTTGAATTGTCCTTTTTGTGAAATAACTTTCTGACGATGGCTTTTGACTGCTTGAGCAGATTTGCGAAAAGTCCCTGCAGTTGCATAAGTATTAATACCTGCTGCCATTACTTCATTTATACTTTTTGCGTGATCACCATGCTCGTGCGTGACGATGCATCCCGAAATTTTAGAAATGTTGAAGTCAACCGCTTTCTTAATTTCTTGAATATTAACACCACATTCAATCAGAAGTGCTTCCTCCTCATTTTCGAGGAGGTAAGCATTTCCTTGTGATCCAGTTCCAATAACCTTCAGTTTCATCTTCATTTAGAAATTAGGACCACTATGTTCAGCAATGGGTTCCGGTTGTTTAACTTCTTCAGCAGGAATTTCTTCGTATTCCACTGCATCAGAAATATCTTTAAAGCCTAACTCTTCTTTGTTAGCGTTTTCTTTAATCTCATGTTTCACATTTTCAGCAACAACATCGATTGTTCTTTCTCCATCAATATCATCGTCACCATTGAATAACACAGCATCGTTAGAAGTTCTAATCAATGGCTTACATGCACGATTGATAACGGTTTTCATTGCCATTTGGTCTGGGAAATTTTTATGAGCTGGAGAATTACCTTTCATTGCTCCTTGATTCCAAGAATCTTTAATCTGCTCAATGCTCATAATTTCCATATCACGTGAACCATCTTCCATGTCAAGAATCGCATAAGCCCCGATTACTTTTTTAGAACCCATACTAGCGAGTGTTTGCGAATGTTTTATAAGCTTATTGCGACCAGTTTCTGGATCTACTTCAAAAGCGAAATCATCGCCTTCGAAAACTGCTCTCGGTTTGATATCTTTAAGACCTCCGAATCTTTTAGCTAATGCGATGTTACCAGTGTACTCAATTGAGCAGTCTAGTTTGTCACCATACATAATGAAGTCACATTGCTTTTTCATTGGAGAAAGCCCCCAAACAACCATTTTTAAAAGTGCGTTTGCAATAGATTCTTTTGAACAAAATTCTAGTGCAAATTTTCCACTAGCGTTTTTCGTTTCAGACAAAATCAGATAAGCTGATTTTAATGCATTTTCGGGAGAATAATCATCTGGAAGTCTTAACTCTCCTGCTTGTTGAAACTGCTCTATTTTTGCTAAGACTTGTACAGAAATGTCCTTTTTGATTTCTGCTACTTGTGTGTTTTGATTTTCAGTACTCATTTTATTTAGATTTTAGTATTAATTAACTCTTAGTTTTTTATCGTCTTCAGATACGATTAGGTTAATGATTTGCGACTTGGTATCTACAAGCTTCACAACAGATTCCCTGTTATCAATAAAGATTGGTGCATTAACTTGGTAGTACTCACAAAGCGTGTTGATGATGTCAATACCTGCGTTTATTTGAGATGCTGTGTTTGCATTTGAATAAGGAACTCCGTTAATCAAAGCCTCGCAACAATCATCCAGTCCTCCGTTGATTTGAGTCTTGAAAAGTTTGAACTTTACAAATGAGAATTTTTGATTGATTTTATCCTCGATGGCGTCAACTTTCAGCTTAGTGAAGCTTTCGATAACGAATTGAGTTTTCTCAATTTCTGCAATTTCTTGAGCCAATTTGCTTTCCTCAGCCTCCAACTCCTCAATTCTCTTATCAGCTGCTTTGATTGTTACATTAGCTTGAAGTGATGCAACTAGAATGTCAATTTCCTGTTGTACTCCAACTTTCTTGATTTTTAATTCCTCGTTGTTTTCTGGAAGTTTGAATTCTTTTTTCTCGAGAACAGAAATCTGATCTTTGATAGAATTATACTCTGGATGAGTTGTCAACTTATTAGCAACTATAACATCTAATGATTGAGTTGGTTTGTTTTCAGAGTTTTCGATTAATATCGAAGCTTTCAAAGAAGATATTTCGCCTTCAATTTTTGAAATGAAGCTTTGACCATTAACGATGCGTTCGTCAAGAACTGCAATCTCTTTTTCATGCTCCGTTTTCTTATCAGCTAAACGTTTTCCTTCTGCGTTGATCTCAGCCAGAATAGACTGCTTTTGCGTGTTGAAATTCGCTTGTAATTCTGATTTCTTTTGTTCTACATCAGCAATATCGAAAGGTCTATTACAACATGGACATACAGAATTATCTTCTGAGAAAGTGAATACCTTTCCGTTTTCAGTATTCCAGTCTGCACGTTTTCCAACGATTTTAGTCTCAAGCTCTGTTATGATAGAAGTTAATTCGCTTTTTTCTTTGATAAGTTTTTGAACCTTTTCTTTTGCAGGAGAAAGCTCATTTTTCTCTTTGTCTTGGATCTGTTTTTTTATAACATCCGACTGCGAATCATCCGATTTTAATTCAAGCTTTGCGCTTTCAGTAACTTCGAATTTTATAGTATTTAGTTGAGATTTTAATTTAAAAATCTCATTTTGATTTTTTGTTTTTTCCTCATTGATAGAATCATTGGCAGCTGCTTTATCTTGAATCATATTTTCAAAGTTCGAAATCAAAGCTTTCTTAATTTCAATCTGCTTATTGATTGCAGTTTCATCAGCTGGTTCTGGCTTACTGCGATTTACTTCATCAATACGTGTAGGAATAGTTTTGATGTCATCTTTTGCTTTTTTGATGGTTGCGGCAATCTGCTTTTTATACTCATCAAGACTTTTGTTAGTCAATTGTGACAAAAGAGTCATATAGTCAGCATTCCCTTTTGCTAACTCTTCATCAGAAACCTCTCCTGCGATTGTCACCAAAACATTACGTCTTTCTTGCCACTTCAAATTATTAAAAGCAGCTGGAGAAGTGATCATCTTGAAAACTGCTTCATCAAGAATCTGACTAACTTTATTTTGATATTCCTTTTGAGACAACGGAACATCATTCCAATAGTATAGAGTTTCATTGCCTGTGAACTCCGTTTCTTCGCGACCTTTAATTTTAGTCCATTTTTCTTTAAGGATTCTTTTTAGAGAAACCAATTCACCATCCACGTCCAGAACTGCTGACACTTCATGCTCAATTTTTGGAATAGCTTGGTTGAACTGATCTAAAGTTTTCACTTCGAAATCCTTTCTGTCTTGAGAATCTTTTCCGAAAAGAAGCCAAGTAAACGAATCAAACACCGTTGTTTTACCAGTCCCGTTGTCTCCGAAAATGTTGGTGTTGTTGTCAAAATCGATTGTTAATTTTTCTAACCCTTTGAAATTTAACAGTGATAATTTTTTAATAATAATAGTACTCATTGCTGTAAGTTTTTATTGAAGATTAAACACGTTTGAAGCTATTGAGAAGCCGAAAATGTAAAGTGTACAATGTTCTGCTGGTCTTCCATTGTTAGTGAAAGGAATAGTTTCAATTCTAATAAATAGCTGTAAGAATTTTTTAAATGATTTTTTGATAGACTTTCTCATTGCAATAATTTTTAAGATTTTGTTCTTGATTTTGGTTTGATCTGGTATTTTTCTTTTTTATCTAAAGTGTTACGAATCCGATCTTTTCTTTTTTCTTTACTTTCCACCGCCCCCAGTATCCAGTTTTCTATTTTTTGTTTTTCGATCGGACTCGAAACTTGCTTTATTAATAGTTCAATGGTTGGAAGCGCTTGATCTGCTGTCAAACCTTTCATATCACATCGTATACTTCGCGTTTGTCTTCCTCTTGAAAGATCTCTTCTCGTTTAAGTCCTGAGACTTCCTCAAGAATTACAACATTTTCAGGAAGTCTCAGGTCCTTGTAATCTGTATCAAGCCATCTCTTAACTGTGGTGTGCGGCTTGTCGAACTTGCTGATTAGCAATCCAAAAAACTTAGGTTGCATCAACATTTCTCTAATTTCTTCTCTTAGTTTCATTTTAATTAACTATTTTTGGTAACACATTTATAATGCAAATATAACACAAGTGTCACAATTAAACAAATAGATATATCACTTTAGATATATGTTTAATGTAACTTACTGATACACAATGATAAAAAATTATGAAAGAAAGAGATGAAATTTTAAACGACGTACTCCATCTAGTAAAAAAACATAATGTAACGGCGTATGAACTAGGTAACAATACTGGTATTGCAATAAGTGGAGTTACAAAAATTCTAGACAGACGTACAAAAAAGCCACAATTATACACTCTAGAGACCATCCGTGATTATATACTTAACAAATATGAAAATAGTGACAAAAATTACGGCAACGAAAATGACACAAGTGTCACAAAGGAACAAGATATATCATTTCAATATGTTACCAATGATCTAGAAAATAAAATTCCAAAAGATGGATTAAAGATCGGAATACCATATTATAATGTTGATTTTGCTGGTGGTTGGAGTAGCGATGAAATGTTTGTTAATGTACGTCCAGACTTTTATATAAATAATCCAGAATTTGACAGAAGCAATTTTGCCTGCAACTTAATTGGTAAATCAGTTTCTAAGATCATTCCAGATGGTGCCGTTGTCGGGTTTAAGGTTATTGATGATTGGCAAACATATTTTCCTCAGAATGAACTTTATGGTATTATTACTAAAAATGATTTTAGGACTGTGAAATTGATTGGCAAAACGAAAGATGGAAAATCTTTAATACTAAAACCAGAGCCATCAGAAGAATTTAGTGATCGATATAAAGATCAAGAGGAAATAATTCCGATCGAGTTTATTACTAAATTTCTACAAGTAATAGCATACGCTTGCTACGAAAGAATCGCAATGTAAAAACTACTGAACATGAAAAAATTTTACTTTCTAATATTAATTTTCTTCAGCGTAATACTGTTTAGCCAGCAGTCTAAAGTTGACTCTATATACGCTAGAGTTAAACCGAACTTAAAAGAATACATAAAAATAGATCCAAGTATTCAAGATCTAGAGAATAGACGTTTGAGAATTAATGAAAACTTAGGTTTAATTATTTTAGAAGATGATCCTATTAAAAGAAAAGAACTTATTAATAAAAATATTGCCAAAGATAAAAGAGCAAATATTTCAAAATTGAGGAATAAAGATATTGAAGAGTTGAGATCCACTTTGGAAAAAAATATAATAGTACAAATCGAATTAAAATGCTTAAAAATCGAACAACAATATCTTGAATTTGAAATTGAAGATATGAAAAAAAGTAAGGTTAAATTCTTGACTGAACGCGGATACAATTTACATGACTTCAATTCTTTAACAGAACAGGAGCAAAAAATAATTCTAAAAGACTGGAAATATAAAAAATAATAAAATGCTAATAACTGACAAACGAGCTTTAGCGTTCTTAAGTTTAATTAAGTCAAAGGGTATCATTCGTTTTGAAACAGAATTCTGTGCAGAAATAGGACTTTTGAAACAGAATTTACAGAAGATCAAGAACCCAAAAAAATACCCTTCAGAATCCAATAGTTTTACTGCAGAACAACTTTTCAAAATAGCAAAAGCCTATAATGCAGACATGAACTATCTCTATGGCTTCTCTGAGGATCCTTTTAGAAAATGAGAACACAAAAAGTGCACAAATTTTAATTAATATTCAAAATTGTTCAGACTACTACATCACTGTGAATCAGATTGTTAAAAAATTAGTGTCGAATTTGGCGAATCCCTCCAACTCCACATTATTAAAAATAACTCATTGTAAATCAGTGAGTTATTTTTTATTTAGTCAGTATTTAGTCAGTATCTTTAAAATTCAACATTTTACTTCCCTTTTTACGGTTTCCGAAAACTTCACAAAAAAAACCGGGAACGGCTCCCAGTTAATTTTTAAAACTCTTAAATAATTTCAAATACTCATCAGGATTAAAATTGTTTTCTATTTCCTGTATTTTTTTACTGATACGGGCAAAACGTTTTGTCATCTTACCGTTATAATATCTTTTAAAATTCTTACTGTATAATTCCGTATAAACGTCATCGTTAAAATCCTTTGCGAAAATCCTATTCCACTCCCTCCATTTTTTGGATTCTATTTGGTTTTGATACATCAACCCCGGTAAGGCGGAACGGTGTTTAAAATAGCCGTTTATAAGGTGCAGTTTTCTGCAGACTTTCCCGGTAAAGGGACAAACAAAAAACCATAATAAACCCGTTCCCAAATTTGAGGGGCGTGTTATCAGTTGAATTTTATAATTTATCTTTTCGGTACTATTGAACGTATAATCTACCGTTAAACTTCCGTTGGTGTCCCCTATTACGGTTTTAATACTAATACTGTTTTTTGTTCCGTTTCCGGACGTCCAAATAATGGAACCCGTTTTAAATTGGTTAGGTTTTATATATTCATGTTTGCGTAAAAACGAAATATCAAAACTCCGTAAATCGTTTACTGTTGTTGGATAGTTTCCCCATCGTCCCATAATTTCAAATATTAAGTTTTATAAGGTTTCAAATACTAACATTTACTAACATCTAATTTTAAACTTCAAGTCTTTTCAGGTTGTACCGGCTCCCGGCTCCCGAAATAATAACCTAAATTATTAAGGAATGTTACTTTTTAATCTTTGTTCCTGTAAAGTGTTGTTATATCAAATAACGGCTGTTCTACTGTCAGACTTTCTTTGCTCTCAATACTTTTTAAGGTAGGCAAAACAAAACGGGAAATTTCCAGCAAAACTTTAATTCTGTCCTTTGGCTCTAGTTCCTGCAAATCTTTTGTTAATTGCTCTAAATGGTCAGTTAAGATACTTTGGAACCGTTCCCGTATTTCGTTGGTTTTATCGTCGTGCATTGTTTATGTATTAGTAAAATTAAACTGTAGTTGGTCAGGTGGGTAGTTTCTTATTTCAAAACGTTTCCGGCTGTAGCGTGGGTTATGTTTTGGGTTTGTTTTAGTGTTCCTGATATTATGCGCTATAAAATAAATCTGTTCCGGTAAATCTAAACTCCATTTTTCCGGTGTCAAATATTTTTCCTTTAGTCTTTGGTAGGTTTCCGGCTCATTTTCTTTGTAATATTTCAGACCTGCAGAACACAAATATTTTGAAGTCTTTTTTTGCATCGAAATACTTAAATCAGTAACTAAACAAAGTCTGTTTAATTGTTGAGGTGGTGCAGATTGTCCCTTTATCTCTTTTAGGTAGGTTTGCGAGTTTTGTCCTTTTCCTGATTTAATAAGGGTTCGCTGTGGTAAATTTGCACTTTCAGCCAAAAACAAAATTTTATCTACAAACTGCCCCTTTATTTGGGTGTGCAGATTGTTTTTTCCGGTCAGGATTTTATAATATTTCCTTTTCTCATTGCTGAATTTATTTCGTGTTGCATCGGTTAAACCATTCCAAAAATCCGGGTTATTTGCCCTTTTAATATACTGCACCTCATCAGGTTTTAAAATGCTGAAATCAGGCGTTAAGTTGGTTAATAAAACGTTGTCCCATTCGTTTAAAAGTTCCTGCCCCAAACGTTGGTAAATCTCAATTTTGAGTAAATCGGTTACGTCATCAATTCCGTATTTTTTAATATTTAAACTTTTTTTGCTCTTCACTTCAAAACGGAAAGTATTTAGATTTATTCTAAATTGCGGACTATCTGCAAACTGTAAACCTTTGGCGTATGCCTTTAAATATTTGTATTTGGAATTATTAGACCGTTTAGAAAATTGGTTTTTTGGTTCCGGGATTTTAAAGGGCGTTTTTTTATAGTATAAAATATTATTGATAAGGTTTTGAATATCAATTTCCGGTATTATGTTTAAACCAAATTCGATATTAACCACCTTTAAGGCGTCGTATTCGTCCGGTGTAATTGCAAAATACTGCATTATCTCTTTAATGACTTTAATACATTGTTGGGGCGCAAAATCGTTACCATTGTGCAGATAGTTGTTAAAATGATAATGCGGACTTATCGAAATTTCTAAATGATGATAACCGGCAAAGTTTCCGTTTTCAAAACTTTTCCTAAAATCTAACCTCATCAAATTTCCGTATCTGCGGAACCCAGCGAAATTATTATTCCGGTGGCGGTATGGGGTAAATCCCGGCATTTTTGCAAGTCGGTTTATTATACGTTGGTCTTTAGTGGAAAGTTTAATATTATCCAGCATTATTTTTTATCTTTGCTCTGCAGTTGGTTAAAATTGTAGGGTTTGAACGCCTTAAGGGAATGCGGTTTTGCACTCCCTTTTTTTGGCTCTAAAATGTTTTTATAATTTCGTTTATGATACGTTGGCGGTCTGCCGGATTATGGGGGTAAAATTGTTTACAGACCTTTAAAACGACGGTCTCCCAGTCATCGGGTATAAATACCACTATTAAAGATTTAACCCCGTTAATAGGCAAGTCTGAATAGTAAAAATTAGGCGTTCCCGTTGGTCTTAATCCTGCTAAATTGCATTTAGTCCAGTTGGTGGCGTTCCGTATTTTTAAAAGGTTTTCGGCTCCTGTAATGGAATTAAAACCGTTATTCTTTTCGGTACGGATTAAATCGGGCAAAAGTCCGGGGATGTCTGCAGATTGCAAAAGGTATTCCCGGAAAGTCTTTTTTACAGTACCAATTCTGTAAACCAGTTTATAGTTGTCGGGTTTGAACATCGCAATAAAATATTAATCGTTAATAATCATTGCGTTTTCTATCTCATCTAACCGGTAATAAACCCGTGAACCCAAACGATAACTTTTAATTATGTTCCGTTTTCTGTATTCGTGTAGAGTGGGTTTGGTAATGCTGAACCGTTCGCAAATTTGCTCTGCTGTATAGTAGCGGTTTGGCTCATTGTCTTTTAAAGACTTTTCGAGGTCGGAAAGTAAGGCGGTTTTAACTTTACTTACTAACTCATTTAGAAAGTTATCGGGGGTAATGCCGACGAAATTAATTGTTTCCATAATATCAGATTTAAATTTGTTTCGTTTAATCTGATACAAAGGTTTTCTAAGTAATTGTTAAGTAATACTTATTTTTAATTGACTGAAATAAAAAAGACAAACTGTTTAGTCTGTCTTATCTTTTATGTTGAAAGTGTTATAAATTTGGTTTGCCTTTTTAACTGTGGTTTCACTGAAATAAGGACTGTTTTTGTTGAAATCATCGGGACGTATCAGGTAATTACAATAACCTGTTAAAGTCCCTTTTTGGTTATCTATTCCCGTTATGGCTCCCAGTATTTCCGCTAAATGAGTGGCATTGTCTGAATAGTCTAATTTTTCAGTAAGGAAATTAACGATACCTAATTTATCCAGGACGATTAATTTTTCTTTTGGTGAAAGTTCGTTTTTTCCGGAATAATCATTTTCGGGTGTTTCAAATGTTTGCGGTGGCGGTGGGGTTTGAAATCTTAATAGATTGTTTTTTTCATCATCTAACTTTTCATGCAGAAAAGAAATAATATCTTCATTTTTACGATACTGTGCAAATCGGATTTTAACAAACTCTTCATTAATAATAAATTCCCTGATATATTCTAAAATTTCAATATCAGAAACACTAAATGAAAACCAATGTTTAAAATCTGATAAATAGTCCTCCGGTTCGCTCTGTCTCTTTCCATTCACTATAAATTCCGCATTCTCATCTAATCGTCTGTATAAATACTCAAATGCAGGAGGGTCTAACTTTTCTAATAAAGAGTGTTCAATTTCACAAAGTTTTTCACTTTGGTATTTATTGGATAAAATATCTTTATTAATTTCGGAATATTTGTCTAAACATTTTAATAAATATTGAATGAAAGTTAATTCACTAATCGAATTCGAATAATCAATAATATAATTTTTCTTAAAGTCAAAAATATTTTTATAAATCGGTAGTTCCATTATGGTAAAGTTTGAACGGTTGTTATTAATTTGCGGTTTGGGTTTGCATTTCAGTTTCCGGCTCCGGTTGTTGTTGGGCGGTTTTCCAGTACTGCAGTATTTCTTTTGATTGGTCGTTAAAATCCTTACCAATATAATTAAGAAATTCCTTTTCGGTTTTGTGTCCGGTAACTGCCATTATTATAGGCGTGGGGACTTTTATATAATTGTGGGTTGCAAAACTCCGCCTGCAGACGTGCGACGAAATTATTTCAGATAAGGGATATTGACCGTAAATATATCTTTTGGTTTCCTCATCGTACTTTTTGCCATATTCTAAACGGTTAATTCCTGCCTTTTGCGCTATGGTACGCAAATGTTTATTAAATATCGTTTTTGCACTCTCTATATTATCAGAAAATACCGGGGGAAATTGTCCGTTCCTTTTCTCAATTATCTTTTTAACCTCATCGTGTAACGGGATTAAAACTCCGTTTTTGGTCTTTTGTTGGTGCAGATTAATAAATGTATTCCCGTCTATATTGGTAAACATTTTGGGCGTCATTGTAAGTAAGTCAGACGCTCTTTGTCCGGTATAAAAACCAATAATTAACCAGTCTTTGGCGGTCTGCAGTTGGGGTTCCAAAAACGTAATTTTCTGTATTTCCTGCAGTTCCTTTTCCGTTATAAATATTGTGGGCGTTTCCGTGGTGTAGCCTTTAATCTCATCAATATTTTTATTGACTTCAATATTTAGCGTTTTGGCGTGGTTAATAATGGTTTTGGGATATTTGATATAACGCCCTATTGTCCCTTTGGCTATTCCCTGCCCCTCTAAAAACATCTCAAACTTATTTGATACTGATACGTCCCAGTCAGATACTTTTAACCGTTTATTTTGGGATTTTATAAAGTCTTTAATTTTACCAATGATGGTAATTTGTTTTTTGGTGGTGGCGTCTGCAATACGTTTGCCCCGGTTTTTTCGGAACGGCAAAACATCGGTTTTATAATAATCTAAATAGTTATCTAAATAATCCAGCTGAACCAAACGACGTCCCCCGGAATAATAGGCGTTTATTATCTCATCTAACCAAATCCCGTTAATCATTTCGTTATCGTCCCTTTTCCGGTATTGTTCCAAAATAAAACTTTCAATTTCGGAAAGGTGTTTTTTAACCTCTTCAATATGTTTTAAGGTGGTTTTATTTGCGGACTGAATATTTTTAGGTTTCCCGGTCTTTGGGTTCCAGTGTTCCGGGTTTATGGTTTCCCGTGTTTTGCGTTTAAATGATTCCTTTGCAGAAATTGAAAGACGGGCGTAAATTGGGGCGTTTTCCCCTTTGGATTGCAGAATAAATTTAACGGTTGCCATAATTGTAAGTTTGAACAT